TAATACTCATGATATGAAGAATGATGAGATGGAGGAAGAGAAACCCAATCTTCAAGATTTGCTAAGTGAGTTAAGTTCAGTAGAGGAGGGAGAGTGTGAATCCTGTGCAGTTTAAAATTTCTTCCGTAGGGGAACCACAAACGAATATTAAAGGAATGACAGTTTTTAATACTGAGCAAGTGAATACTAAAAAACAACCGATGTTCTTTGGTAAACCTCTTGGAGTTCAGAGATATGATTCATACAAATATCCCATATTTGATAAACTAACTACTCAGCAACTTGGATACTTCTGGAGACCTGAAGAGGTTTCTCTCCAGAAGGACCGTGGAGATTATCAAACACTTCGTCCAGAGCAAAAGCATATCTATACTTCTAACCTGAAGTATCAGATCATGCTGGACTCTATTCAGGGTCGTGGTCCTGGTATGGCATTCATTCCATACTGCTCACTTCCTGAGTTGGAAGCATGTATGGAAGTGTGGGGATTCATGGAAATGATTCACTCACGTTCATACACCTACATCATCAAAAACGTTTATTCTGACCCCTCTGAGGTGTTTGATAAGATTGTGACCGATGAGCGCATTCTAGAGCGTGCTAGGAGCGTCACAGAGTCATATGATGACTTCATTCAATCATCCCAACAGTATGGTGTATCCGATACTTGGCTGCACAATCTTGAAGGAGTAACATACGCAAAGGAATCACTCAATGACGTTAAACGAAAACTCTATAGAGCAGTCGCAAACGTTAACATTCTTGAAGGTATTCGCTTCTACGTTAGTTTTGCTTGTAGTTTCGCCTTTGGCGAACTTAAGCTTATGGAAGGATCCGCTAAGATCATCTCTCTTATCGCAAGAGACGAAAACCAACACTTAGCCATTACTCAGAATATTCTGAACAAATGGAGAGATGGTGATGATCCAGAAATGAAGCAGATCATGAAAGAAGAGGAGGAGTGGACGTATGCTATGTTTGATCGTGCTGTAAACGAAGAAAAGAGATGGGCAGATTATCTGTTCAAAGATGGCAGCATGATTGGACTTAACGATAAACTTCTTCAACAATACGTAGAGTGGATCGCAAACAGAAGACTTAAAGCAATTGGGTTAAAGCCCCAATACGATATCTCAGCAAACAATAACCCACTTCCTTGGACTCAGCACTGGATTTCTTCCAAAGGTCTTCAGGTTGCTCCCCAGGAAACTGAGGTAGAATCATATGTAGTTGGTGGAATTAAACAGGATGTTACCAAAAATACTTTCGCAGGATTCCAATTATGATGAATGGTGCGAAGAAGAAATTCTGAACGCTTATAGACAAGCAGCAGAATGTGATGACTTTATGTTTGGTGATTATGACTATTGTAAAGAATGGTTAGGCAATTCTGAATACATAGAGGAGCAATAGCCTCCTCTTTTTTTATGCCTAAAAATCAAATTAATAAAGAAGAATTGAAAGTTAGTGTGTTAAAGTTAAAGGATAAACTTTATAAGGATCATATTAGACCAGAGATGGACATGAAAGGACTTGCTCATAAATATCTAAACGAAGTCCTTGATATAATTGATGAGTATAGATATTGACTATGAAAATCCTTGGTTGTATAATGAAAGTCCTTTTACCAGCAGCGATATTGGGGACAACTTTGGGTTTGTTTATCTTATTACCAATAAGCTCAACTCAAGACGTTACATTGGTAGAAAGTATTTTTGGTCGTTTCGGACACCAAAAGGAAAAAAGCGTAAAGTAAAATCAGAATCTGATTGGAAGAATTACTATGGGTCTTGTCCAGAACTTAAAGAAGAAATTGAGCAATTGGGCAGAGAAAATTTTAGTAGAACTATCTTATCATTACATAAAACAAAGGGCAAAACAAACTTTGAGGAGACCAGACAACTATTTGTTAACGGCGTCCTCACCGAATCACTTGACAGCGGAGGACCAGCGTTCTATAATAGCAACATCCTCAACAGATACTTCCGAAAAGATTACTATGGTGGAGACTGAAGACATCGTTGCACATGTGAGAGGTTGGTCTCTTGACCGTGCTGCAGACATGACTGTTGACAAGAGTGATGCTCGTGCAATTCTTGCAGAGTTTTATGAATGGATTGAACCAGAAAGTTCTGAACTGGAAATCGTAAGTCTTGACGAAATCAACGAAGACGAGTATAATGACTACCTTGAGAGGAGTTAATCCTCTTTTTTGACTCAGTAGCTCAGTTGGATAGAGCATCTGCCTTCTAAGCAGTTGGTCGGGGGTTCAAGTCCCTCCTGAGTCGTTGACAATTAACCACCCACCTGGTATAATTGTCATTATGGGCGTTGAGAGAGACCACCACCACCTCCTCTCTCATGTAAGACCCGACCTGCGGATGTAACTCAACGGTAGAGTCACAGCCTTCCAAGCTGTTGGTTGCGCGTTCGAATCGCGTCATCCGCTTGAGAACCTAAGTTCTCTACACACAAACACATAAACACGATTATGGCTATGACACCTTACGAACTTCGCTTTGAAATTTTTAAGCAAGCATACAATATGCTTAATGATGAATTCTGCAATAAATTTGATGTTGCTAGAGAATGGAATGAAAAAGTTGGTAAATTGGAAATGGAACTTCCAGAATTTCCCTCTTTGGGTGAAGTGCTTGAGAGAGCAGACATTATTAATAGTTTTGTAAGTTCTAAGTAATAGAACATTCCTCTATAGCTCAATTGGCAGAGCACGAAGCTGTTAACTTTGGGGTTCCTGGTTCGAGTCCAGGTGGGGGAGTACCTCTGGTAGTCTATTGGTAAGGACGGGTGGTCAACACACATGGAAACTGGGTTCGATTCCCAGACAGAGGAGCCGTGGTTCAGGTTATATGATAGAATCCAGTGGGGCGTCTATCAGATAAACCTGATTTAGATTCACAACCACACGGCACTTGGGCGATTAACTCAGCGGTAGAGTGCCTCCTTTACACGGAGTAGGTCGGCGGTTCGAATCCGTCATCGCCCATTTGATAAATAAAAGTAAAAAGAGTATAATGGAAAAATTATTCAAACTCTTAAGTGATGGTCAATCATCACTCTTTGTTTTATTTCAAAAAACTTGGATTTATCATTGGGATGTAGTTGGTCCTGATTTTCACCAACTGCATACTGTTTTTGGTGAACAGTATAAAGAAATGTTTGAGGAGATTGATACTCTTACCGAACATATGAGATACTTGGGTATGAAACCAGTAAGCACTCTTACAAGAATTACTGAAGTAACTCAGATTGAACAAGCATCAAATAGTGCTCAAGATATTGACGCTATGGAAATGGTAAGACAGTTAAGAGATGACAATAAAAAAATTGTAGAAATTTTTACTGATATTTCAGAAGAAGCAGATAAACAAAGACAATTTGCAGCTTCTAATTTAGTTCAAACTATTATGGAAACCCACGGAAAATTCCACTGGATGTTGAGATCATTTTTAGAATAATCAGGATGATTGATTATGATTACGGTAAGATGCAGAGATTGCAGCAAAGAATTAACTAGCACAAACAAAACACAGACTTGCGGCTGTCCAAATATGATGACAGTCAAAGGTGATGGTGTTACAGCAGTTGACTTAAGTAGAGTAGTTATGGTAAACTCTACACAGAAGGAGCAAAGAAATGTTCTTTCATCATCAGATCTTGCTTATCAAGAAGCAAGAAGACAACGCAAGGTTCGTAAACTGGACTTTGAAGTTCGTTAATTAAAACCTGGAAAGGTGGTCGAGTGGTTGAAGGCTCTAGTCTTGAAAACTAGCGAAGTGAAAGCTTCCGTGGGTTCGAATCCCACCCTTTCCGTTATATACGATACCGATTTAATAATTTATTCGTTTTTCTGTATCCTAGTGTTACAAAATCCTGACATATTGTTGACACTCAAAGTATGCTGATTAGTATATAGTAGTAAATCTACTATCCTACTCATGGATCAGCATACTTATGAGAATTGGGTGAAGATCAAAGCAACTTTTGAAGAATCTGGTAATACTAATAATATGTTCTACTACAGAGCATGTGAAATAGTTAAGACTAGAAGAGATCCTCTTGCAAAGTTTCTTGGAGATGAGAAATGATGGAACCCTTTGATGACGAGTATGTAAGTCGTTCTGAAGTTCAGGAGATGATTGATGCAGCAATACGACAACACAACCGTAATGCTTCTATCATTAGTATGTGCGTCGGTTGGGTGGTTCTTGCTTTATTTGCTGAGGGACTTTTAAGACTTATAGGAGTTATACCACCTTTACTTCCATGGCTCAAAATCACTCTGAACTAATATTTTTAGTACCCTGGTTTGTTCTTGTGGCAATATCTTTAACTATGATCGTGCAAGGATGGATGATCATGAATGCTCACTATGGATATTCAAAAAGTCCAAAAGTAAAACATCCAGAACTTAACGACGTTAAAGCAGGAGATCCTTTACTAGTGGTAAGATTCACGGAAGAAGATTTAGAAAAACTCCAACAGAGAGTTACCGAACAAAAAATGATGGAACTTTTTGAAGAACCATCAACCTACGAAGACGACGATGATGACGACGACGGAATGGTTCATATTCATTGATTTTCTTTCACACATGCTCTACATGTTTGTAGCATTTATGTGTGGACTCATTATGGGATACATCATAGGATTTAGAAACGGTGGAGGAATGTAATGTCACATTTACTGGGAAGATTTCTTATAGTATTAGCAATACCATTCGTGGTTGCTACACTTTACTTCGGTTCAAAGAAAGGGGGATACTATGATTCCGAAGATTATAAGGGGAATGGAACCGCACATTAAACAGCGGTTTCACTTTGCAGCATCAGCGTTTGTAAGAATGTGGGGACACGGTTCTTTAAATGATCACCGCATTATAGATTTCTGTATTGAGTGGGCACATAGAACTGAAAATGCACCACTAGATAATAGTGTGCTTGACCAGTATTTTTATTTTGAGTTTAAGACGTGGAGAGGATATTAATGGGACACATCGCAGCAGCAGCACTAAACAATCAAATCATTCTTGGTATTATGTGCTTTAGTCTTATTGGGGTTCCCATTCTGGGTATGTGGGCAGTCCACAAATACAACTGGCAGCACTGGGCTCCGTTTGACAAAGGGCACAAGAAGTAGTATAATTATCGGGTAA